GGGCGTAGTTCATGCGAGTTTCTTGCTCGAGTTCGTACCCTTGGTGGCGCAGCCAGTGCCACGGGTCTTCACGGTTTGCGTGTTGGGTATGTTATTGGGGTAGCCGTTGTTGTTCGGAACGATCGGCACGGTTTTGACTGGAGTGTTTTGCATATCAACCTTTCATGGGTTTCTTGGGCATGCCGCCAGCTTTGAGCTTGGTCAGGGGCTTACCGGGGTGTTTGGAGCGCTCATGCTTATGCACTGCAGCCTTGATCGCCTTTTTGGTTACCGTCTTGTCCATCTTCGCATCAGAGTGCTTCTTGGTTGCCATGTTGGCTCCTTACGTTACAACAATCGTGACTATACCGACTTCCACGTCCAAAACCAAGGGATTTGGCGTCAATGCCTGATCAAATTGTGATGCGCCGCCCACTGGGTTCCAGCCCCAGAAAATGTCCCGACTGCCGCCACCCGGTTCGCCATCGGCCAAGAGGCCGGACTGAAGGTAGCTGCTATCAGGGCAGGGGTTGCGCAACCCTTGCGGGTCATCCACCGGGTACATACCAAGCTGCAGCTGCGGCTGATCTGGCTCCCAGCATTCGTTGCACACGATGATGTTGACGTTCTTGGTCTTGATGACCAGCGCCTTGAGCTCTTTCAGACGGAACTGAAAACCACAGCGATCGCATATCGCAATGGCTTTTTTGCCTGATGCGAAGCGGTTTCCCATGGTCAGCTACCGATAAACATCTGGCGAGGAACGAAACGCAGCGCAGCCTTCTCTTGGTCTTCACCAGAGGCCAACTGCCATGCTTCGTCGTACTGAGCCTTGAGGACTTCCAAGCGGTTGATTGCGTCTGGCACCTTGAGGGCCAAGTAGTAGGCCAAGCCGGCCACCATGCATGGGATGAAGCGGAAGGGCATGTCCATCGTGTTCACGCCATCTCCGGCGTTCTGGATGCGACGCATGCGCCAGTAGACCAACTGGTAGGTCTGCGAGTTGTCCGGCACGGGCCACAGGGTCCCACGAGGGGTGTCCAAGCGCTCGATCCAAATCTGGATTGGGCGGGCCTGCTGGAGTTTGTTGGGAATGGTGGCGTAGGTCGAGACGCTGATCCGGGTGATGGTCAGGTCTGCTTGATTGGAAGCGCTGCCAGCACCAGTACGGATGACGTGCTCCAAAAGGTCCACGGTATCGGTCGGCAGGTTGTATGTAGCAGTGCCCGGTACCAAGTTGATGGTGCCCTGCTCAAACGTGAACATGTTGATGCCACGGTTGGCCCAGTCAGCAAACAGCAAGTTCAAGGAACGCCGTGCCGTGCGCAGGTCGTAACCCGTGCGCAGCTCTGCGCCGCAACGCTCGAACGCCTCCTCGACGATCTCACTGAGGTCGAGGTTAAAGTTTGCTACGCCGGATGTTGCCATTATCTAAACCCTGCTGTTTTCTTTGCGATGGTCTTGGGCTGTGCTACGAACTGCTTCCCGGCTTTTTTGCCAGCGCGTTTCGCACGCGTTGTAGCAGCGTACTCAGCAGGGCTGAGGCTTTTAATTGCAGCTTTAGGAAGGTATCGCTCACCTGTTTCAGAAGATTTTTTACCACTTTTCGTCCTCCATTCTTGGTTGCCCCAGTCTTTGAGGGATTTTTGCGGAGCCTTCATAGCAGTGGCCCGTTGTAACCGTCTGCATTATCTCTCATGTACTTGGCTGCAGCATCCAAAATTAATGGATTGTCTCTCGCATGCCCAAGTATGTTGTTGCAAGGGTTGCACAAAACTCCACGAAATTTTCCAGAAACGTGGCAGTGGTCTACATCCAAACGCTTGCCCATCTCATCTTCTGTTACCCCGCAAATCATGCAAGCGTACCCCTCGGCTTCGCGCAGTTTTTCCCATTGCTCATAAGAAAGCCCGTAACGAAGCTGCAGCTTTTCAGCTTTTCTGTTTTTTGGCGTGTTGGGGTTTGTGTTTTTGTACTCTTGATGGCACGGCTTGCACCGAGCGCTCAAATAGTTTTTTCCGGACCACTTGTCAAAAAACGAGTAGAACTCTGCCGTGTCTTTTTCAGCCTCGCAATGCTTACATACCTTAGTCACGATACGAGCCTCCTGCGGCTTTGTACTTCTTGGCCACGAGCTGGGCTTTACGGGCGCTCCATTTTCCAGCGCCAGTGCCTTGGGTTGCGGCGGCTTTGACTTGGCTCACGATCCGCTTGCGCATCTCGGGCTTCGTGTAGTTGCCGGCCGCATTGACCTTGCCGCCCTCCGCATACTCAGTGAACTGGTCACCGTCTCTGCGTTTGGCGGTTTTGGCCTTGGGCATCTTCGAAGGTTTGACGGCCCCCATGCCGCGTGAGGCCATCATGGCTTAGCAGGTCTTGCCGCCCATTTTCATGGCGATCATCTTGCCTTTGGTGCCACCTTTTTTGATGACTCCATCAGGCTTGGAGCTGGTCTTGACCTTGCCCATTTTCATGGCCGGCATCTTGCCCTTGGCAGGCATATCCTTCTTGGCCATGACCGACTTAGCCATGCCGCGACCCATCTTTTTCATCATTGCGTTTTCGTTCATTTTGAACTCCTTTAAACAGTTTTGCACCTAGTGAGACCGCGCTTGGCAATCCCGTTAATCGACCCACCTTTTTTCATTCCGAAGAATTCTTTCAACGCCTTGCCTCGCGCAGCAGAACGCTGGCCGGGAGACATCTTGTCTTGCTCTTCGCGCTTCTTGCGATACGCAACAGCACCGGGCTGCTCGCTGAGCATCTTGCGTTGTGCTGCCTCTTTCGCTGGGCGGGCTTTTTCCTCAGCCTCATCAGCCGAACGTCTTGCTGCACGCGCAGCATCACGCTTCTTCTCGGCCTCGTCACGTTGGCGCAACAACGAGGGGTTCATAGGTAGGGCTGAAAAAGACGAGCCAGACTTCTTTGCAGGTGCCGTGCTGGCAGCGCTGCCACTTGATGTAGATGGCTTTGCCTTATTGGCACCTTCAGAGCGGTAGCTGCTGCTGACGGCCGGGGTGCTGGCTTTGCTCTTTGGAGCCACGTCATCACTGCGCTTGGTCTTTGCATTACTCTGGCCGGGACTCTCTTGGACTTCGCCTGCAAGCTTCTTGCGTGCTGACTCCATGTCGGCTTCCTTGTTATAGGAGCCGGTTTGGATGTCATCTCCGCTGCCGCTTTTGACGCGCTTGCCTTCGCTGTCCAGCAGGTAGCCGCCGTCTTCGTATCGTTTGGTCTTCTTCATGATTTACTCCTCAGCAGGTTTTGCAATTGGTCTTGCCACGAATGGCGATGCCGTCGATTGAGCCGCCTTTGGCCATTTTGACTGCGGGCTTTTTAGGCGCAGGCTTTTTGACTGCTGGCTTCTTGGGTGCTGCCTTCTTTAGAGGAGCAGAACCACCGTCGATGTCTTGAGGTGGCTGTCCCATGTCAGCGGTGTAGATGCCGCCATCTCGATATTTTTTCATCTCAGTTCCTTCAGCCTTGTCGGCTTTGACAAACTTTTTACCAACTTTCGTCGGCACCTTGACTTTTTTGGCGAACTTGGGGTTGTTCGCCACCGCTTGCATGAACTTCTTCTGCTCTGGTGATTTACTGGGCATTACTTCCCCGCATACCAATTGACAAGCTGAACAAGCCCTGCGCCCATGACGCTACTGGCTCCGCCAACCAACATCAAAACCTTCCAGCCGCCACGAGCTTCAGACAGTGTTTTGTCAATTGCCGCCAGCGTTACCTGCATCTCTTTCATGTTCGACAACATCTTGTCCATGTCATCTTGCAGGTGCTTGATGTCGGACGCATGCGTAGCAAGTTCACGGGCTGTTTGGATAGCTTCTTCACTCATGTCAGCACTTCCACCTTGCGAGAGAAGCCGCCTTGCGGGTAGGCTTGCCCTTCTCATCTTTCATCGGACCCGGCATCCCAGACATGCGTGCGCAGAACGAATCCTTGCGCTTGCCGCCTTGGGGCTGCGGGGCTTTGAGTTTGCTACCGGTGGCAGCGTTGTACTTGGCACGGCCTTTGGCAGTCAGCCCCGCCCCTTTGGAGACGGGCAGCTTTTC